GGGCTTCTGTCTCTCCTACGGAGGGGCTTTTGATCCACCTTCTTTTCAAATCTTCTGTCTTTTGCCTACCTACGGAGTAATCCGATGTTCGACATCGAGCAGTTACGCCGCCTCCCGTGGATCGAGCGTGCGATCCGGGAGGCTGGTTCCACGTACACGCACGAGGCCTGCATCAACTACGCGCAGGGCTGGATTCAGGGGATGAAGGTCGCGATGCTGTCGGACATGGATGCGGTCAAGACCGTCACCTTCGAGGGCTCGAAGTGCGACGACCGTCTCGCTGCGGGCCTCTTCTGGAGCGCGGAGATGATCCAGGCGGAACTTGACCTTGACCGGGGAGCTACGCGGCAATGAGCCACGAAGACTTCCGACCGATCGGCGACGCCGAGTTCCGCGATCGACTCGGCATGTCGCCCAAGGCCGAACCCAAGGCGCCGGCACCGAAGCCCCTCAAGCCCGCCGAGATCGCACGGCAGGCGGCTACGCTCTGCTGGCGCATCTCGAACGAGGAGCCGGACCCGACGAAGTGGAAGGCCCGCATCGAGGCCGCGCCGGAGGAGTTGCGGGAGTGCCTTCGCGAATACCTCAAACAGAAATACCGTGCGATGCAGCACAAGGCCAAGCCGAAGCAGAGCGCGGCCGGTGATGCGGCGCTGGCGGCACTGGCGAAACGCTATGGCCAGCCGTAGAGTCCGTTTGGCGCCCGCGTCGTCCCGTTTACGCCGCCCGCTGCGAAGCGCGCAGGGACGAGCCCCGACCACAAATCCCCTTCGGTGTTAGGCAAAGCGAACACTCCGGGGCAAGCTCAGGGCGCCAATCCCTTGACGCACACCGGCAACAAAGTACACTCGCCCGTGGCGCTGAGCCCGCATCCTCCCTTGCGGCCTCGGCACCCGGCGCCAACCCCGAGTGGCGCCGTCAGATTCGGGGAGCGGGATGGCCGAGACCGTAGCAATCGACCGAGTATCGTTCGCGTTCTTCGCGCGCGAGTCGCTTCGTCCCGACTGGCTCGACCCCACACCGATCCCTCGCGGCGCCTATTGGCCACGCTACCATCCGCTCGCGCAAGGCCTGAAACACGGCATCTACATCCAGCCCCTCACAACCGAACTCGAGCACGCGCTGACCGAGAAGCTATCGCCCGAGCAGGAGGCCGAGTTCCATGAAGCGATCCTCGCCGAACTCGTCAAGGCCGACCGCGAAGCCCTCGAAGCCTCCCAGCCGGCGAACGACGGTGAGTAACCCCTACGTCCTGACGCCGCACCCGGAGGACACGAGCCTCCCGCGCGGCATCCGCAACTGCAACCCCGGTAACATCGAGAAGGGCGAGAAGTGGCAGGGGCTCGCCAAGGATCAGCCCGACGAGCGGTTTTGCACGTTCGCTACCGCCACGGCCGGCATCCGGGCGCTCGCCAAGATTCTGGTCAACTACCAGCGCCTTCACGGCCTTTTCGACATCCACGGCATGATCACCCGCTGGGCGCCGCCCGGCGAGAACGACACCAACGCCTACATCGCGCAGGTGGCCGCAGCCTGCGGCGTCAGTCCGAGCACCGCGCTCCCCTTCGCCGCGCACGGCCCGGACATGCTGCGCCGCATCGTGACCGCGATCATCGCCCACGAGAACGGCCAGCAGCCCTACGACGAGGCCACGATCCTTGAGGCGTGCAAGGAAGCCCTCGGGTGACGATCGACCTCGCCGCTATCCTGCGCTGGTGCTGGGAGGCCATCCTGGGCGTCCTGCACACGGCAGGGGGCGCAGCGGTCATCCTCGGGCTCCTGATCGGCATTGCGCTCGCCGAGGCGCTGGCGCAGCTCCTGCCGCCCGCCATGGACGCTTACACCGCGGTCAGGATCACGCGCCTATCGTGCTTCGGCGTCAGCCTCACGACGACCTTCACGCTCGACGCGACCCTTACCGGCTTCTACCTCGCCGTCCTCGCCGGCCTTGCGGGCCCGAGCCTTCACGGCGCCATTCTTCGCATCGTAGCGGCACGCTGGCCCGCATTTGCACCCAAGGCGCTGATTCCTGGGCCCGGTGACAATCCGCCGCCGCCTTCGATTCTTCGCAGGAAAGCCCAACGTGAGCCGTGAACGATTCCTCGGAATTGCTGGCGGAAATCGACGGACTGATCGCCAAGGCGGAAGCGGCCCGGCGAATCTCCCCGCTCGATCGAACGCGAAACGCGGAACTCCTGTACCAGCACGGGGAATTGCTGACCGGGCTCAAGATGCTGCGGGCCCATACCGATGGGATCGTGACTGCTACCTTAGAGCTTTCAGAGCGGGTCAATGCCTTGGCCTCTCTATATTCCGAGAGTCTGCCAAACAAAGGGGATTGGACGATCAAGCCCACTATGGCGACGAGGTTTCGGCCCCGCTTGCACGCGTTGCTGGATTTGGTTCGTGACACGGTGGCGACATGATCGATGAAAAGCACTACGAAATAGTCACGGAAACAGGCTGTTGGATTTGGCTCGGAACTGTTACCGATACTGGTTATGGAGTGCTTCGTAAGGATGGGAAGCAGCGCAAGGCACACCGCGTTTCTTACGAACAATGGCGTGGGTCAATCCCCGCTGGGAAGTGTGTTTGTCATCGTTGCGATACTCGCCTTTGCATCAATCCTGACCACCTTTTCTTGGGTTCGATCGGCGATAACAATCGCGATATGTGCATGAAAGGTCGGCAGGTTAGAGGCGTAAGAAACGGATTTTCCAAGCTCAATGATGACCAAGTTCGCGAGATACGAAAGCTCGGAGAATACGGATTCACTTTTGTTGAGATAGGGAAGCAGTTCGGTATCTCTGGGCGTCATGCGTCTTTTGTGGTGCATCGTCAGGCATGGGGTCACGTTTGATGCTCGATCCCAGAATCATCGGCGGCCTCGTCCTCGGCTGGCTCCTTAGCCTCCTCGCCGCGTACGGCTTCGGGCACACGAAGGGCTACGCCGCGGCCGAGATCGCCTGCGCCAAGGCCGACGCCTCGGCGAATGCGACAGCCATCACGGAATGGAAAGCGGCGGTCAAGGCCCAGCAGCAGGAAGACGCCGCGCGCCGCGCCGCCGACCTCAAGGCGCAGGCCGATGCCACCGCGGCCCTTAACACGCTCCAGGATCGCTGGATGACGATGAAGCTCGCGATCGTGAAGCAGGCGCCAGCCGCCAAGTGCGACCTCTCGCCGGCGTGGGTGAGCGCGTGGAACCAGGGAGTGACGCCGTGAAGAAGCCAAAATGCCGTGCGCGATGGAATGGCCGAAGCTGGGTTTGTGACCCGGAATCGATCCGCGAATACTGGGAATGGCAGGTTTGGAATATCGAGCAAAACTGCCAATGCCTCATGTGCCGGATGGCGCGCGCATGACCACGTTCCTCGCGATCTTCCTCGTCGTCTACCTTGCGATCTTCGCCGTCGCGATGCTGATGCTCGTGGCCGCAGTCCTGCTCGACATCCGCGACGAGCTGCGCCGCAAGCGCGCCGGTCGCCTGATCGCGCTCTGCTTCCTGCTCGCCCTCCCCGGCTGCGCCTCGGCCCCCAAGGTGATCGAGACCCCCAGCGTCTGCCCGGCCCCACGCACGCCCCCAAGCCTGCCGGCGTTGCCCCAGTCCCTCCCCGCCCTCACGATAGGCCCGAACGACGATCCGGCCGTGAAGCTGCTCCAGAACCGATTCGACAGCCAGGCCGCCTATGGCGCTTGCCTCAAGGAGCTGGATACGCTCCGTGCCTTCGTCACACCGTAGGCTGGCGGTCCCAGCCATAACGCGCGTAGACTCGCGCACGCAAAGGGAGAGTCACCATGTCGAAAGCGAAGAAAGGCCCGGCCAAGAAGGCCAAGAAGGGCGGCAAGAAGCAGCCCATGCGTCCCGCCTACATGGCGGCGAAGAAGCCCAGCGCCTCGAAGTCAGGCCCATCCCCGAGTTCCGCCCTCGCCGAGCTTCAGGCGCAGGTGAACTGGCTGCTCGATGCGGCCAAGGAACACGGCTGGGGCACGCCGTAAGCCGATGGAAACCACGCTCGCCCCGACCGATCGGACTCGCCAAGTCGAGGAGACCATCGCCCTGATCGAGTCGGGGATGAGCGAGCGCGCTGCTTGCGAAAAGGTGGGGATCAACCGGGGTACGTTCCGTTCGGCGTGCCTGCGCTTCGAGGCGGCTGACCAGTACGCGCGCGCACTTACTGCTTTGGCGCACGATCAGGTCAACCGTATCGAGGACACGATCGAGGATATGCGCGATGCGCGTATCGACGACAAGATCGCCAGAATCGAGATCGACGCGCGCAAGTGGCTTTCATCCAAGCTCCTGCCGCGGATGTACGGCGATGCCAAGCGCCTTGAGCACACTGGCGCAGACGGCAAGCCCCTGAACCTGACCGTCCTCGACCCGGATGCAGTGGTCGATCAGATCGTCTCGATTGCCACCGAATACCCGCAGGCCGCGCCGAAGCTGCGTGCGCTGCTCCAGAGCGCATTGGACCGGATCGCCTGATGGGCGCCGTCGAATCCCCCGTCCTCTCGCCGGTCTCCTCGGCCGTGCTCGACTTCTCGGGATCGCCCTACACGGGCGGCAGCGGGGGAGGCGGTGGCGGTTCTGTCATCGGTGCGCCGGTTGTCGTCCAGAACGGCGGCACGATGGGGACGCAGAACTTCACAGGCGCCCAGACGTATCACACTGGAACGAACTTCACGGTGGGCAACAGCGTCGTCGTCGTCACGAATCACTGGCAGGCCAGCGCGGTGGCGCTATCCGGTGTCACGATTGCCGGCACTGCGGCAACGCTCGATCACACGGGCGTAGGATCATCCGCCTTACTCCAGTTCTGGCGCGCGACGATCGTCAACAGCGGCCGCGATGATGTGGTTGTGACGCCAGCCAGCGGGACCGGGCACTACATCACGCTGAATGCCGTGGAAGTCTCTCCCGCACTGACCTCATTCGACCAGTTCGCCGAGGCCAACGGGACGAGTGCCGCGCCGGGTACAGGCGTCACGACGCCGCTCACGACGCAATGCTCCGAGCTATGGATGGGCGCATGGCGCGACGACACCGGCACGGTCAACGCGGCCGGCACGCCTGTCCCAGCGCCGTGGACGACCGGCTACCTCGAGCGCGATGGCGTATCTACCCAGGGCGGCGCGTCCGGCTTCATGCTCGGGCAGCGCATGCAGGGTGTGAACGTGGTCTTCGCCTGTACTTCGACCGGATGGTACGAGACGACGTGCTCGTGGAAGTTCGCCCTGCCGGTCACGCTCTCGGGCCTGCTGCACCAGGATTGGGTCGCGGATACCGCATGGCATGCGCCCGGCACGATCAGCGTCACGCCGCTCACGACCGACCTCCTCGTCACCTGTGGCGGCTGGTGGGACGACACGTTGCCTCGCCCGAGCCACGTCGCGACCGACAGCGCCGGCACGTTCACGCTCGACTACAACCCGACCATCACCGCGCTCGATGCGCCGGTGGTGACGCAGTTCGCGCACCAGACGAGCCCGACCAACGTCGCCCATACGGTCACGCCTCCGGTCATCGGCGGCAACGGCGACGGTTACTTCGCGGTCCTGCGTATCCCCGGCGTCGTCATGGCGTCGCCGATACGCGACCTCGGCTCGACGCACGCCTACCACGCTCCGGTCACGCCGCCCGATCCCAGCGGCTACACGACGCTGACCGTTCAGACGGCAGGCACCGCGGCGAAGGTGGGTGACATCGCGTTGTTCCAATGCGTGATCGACCCGAACTCGGTCACGAACACCGATGCGGCGTTCGTCGTTCCTGCCGGATGGACCGTGCTGGTCAACCAGTACAACATGACCGACAACATCGGTTACCTGCTCTGCGTCGCCGTCGTCACCGTTGCCGGCCGCATTTCGGCCACGGTTTCGTGGACGGACAATGCGACCTACGTCTACGATGCGTCGATCATCGTCTACGCCACTTCCTGAGGAGCGCGCCCGTGGGTCCAGAACCGCTGATTGCCAAGAAGACGGCTGCCGAGACGCAGCAGCTCAACACCTACAACGACGATCACTGCGCCATCTGGGCTGACAACCTTGCGGGCGCAGAGACCGTCACGATCTCGTTCGCAACTGAGAATGCTGGAGCGGTGGCTATCCCAAAGCCTGACCTATCGGGCACGTTCACCCTGACGGCAACCGTGCCGTCCTGTGTTCTGGACGGCGGCTACATCTACGTCATCACGAAGTCCGTGACGGCCGGCGCATGCGGCGTCGGCGTCGCCCACAAACGCCTGTCGGCGTAATCCCGACTCCCACGCGAAGCAACCCCGAGGAGCAAGCCCATGTCGAAGAACCTACGCAATCCCTCAGCACAGCTCAATTCGTTCCCCGTCAACCAGCGCCTCGGCGTGTTCGGGGCCGGCGGTCGCAACCAGTCCGCGTTCAAGCTCGCCGACCAGACCGTCAACAACTCGGCCGTGTTCGTCAACGATTCCGACCTGTCGGTCTACCTCGCCACGGCGCCGAAGAACTGCTACTACGTCAAGATCGTGGCGCAGCTCTCCATCGCCGCCGCGGCGAACAATATCCGCTGGACCCTGGTTGCCCCCGACGGCCTCGTGCTGGCTTCCTCGAGCCGCTGGTTCGGCGAGCTCAAGGTGACGGCGGCCGCGAGCCAGATCGACTCCAACATCACCTCGCTCGGCTCGGCGCTGGTCGGCGGCACCACGACATCTTGGTCACAGCTCATCGTCGAGGGTCTGTTCTGTCCCGAGCAGCCGGGCACGCTCCAGTTCCAGTTCGCCCAGAACGTTGCCGGCGCCACGAACACGACCGTTCGTGCGGGCTCGTTCATGGCCGCGTGGGAACTGCCGGCGTGATGCGCGCGCTCGGGGCGCTCGCACTCGCACTCGCCATGCTGCTCAAGGCCGAAGCCGCAGGACTCGCCGATCAGCGCATCAATCAGGGCGTGAAGCAGGCTATGGCATCTCTGGCCGACAACCGGCCGGTGGTGCTCGCCAAGATGGGCTATGTCACGTACGCGGCTGGCGCTGCGATGGATACGCAACTGATGTCGTTCACGTTCCCGGCTGCGTCGCTCGCGATCGGCGATCAGATACACGTCAGCGTAAGCGGCCTTTTCATCAACAATTCTGGAGGCGTCTATCAGGCCGGATACCTGGCCCGCTTCACGGGTGGCAATGCGCCGACCATCCTTGATATAGGAGGGCCGGCGCTAGCACCCAGCGCAGGAACTGATTACGCCTTCAAGACCGATATCTACATCGCGGTCAGCATTCCGAATGCCTCTGGTGTCTACATCCCATCGACCGGAATCAATCCGAGTGCTCAGTCCTCTCAGCTCTATGCCAACAGGCCGAACACCTCGATCGCATTTACCGGCACTGGGGTGACGATTATCGGTAACGGGAACTTTTTTGGCCCCAGCTTCGGAGGCATCGTTCAAGGCAACCCTGCGACTTTCAACGGGTCGGAGATTTTTACGGTCAAGTTCCAGCAAGTCTTCGATGCCTCGCAGCCGATCCGGCTCGATATCCGCCCGGTAGTCCCGTTTGCCCCAACGGGAGCGACATCGTACTTCGCCGTCCACTCAGGTTACGTCATCGGGATGTGACGATGGACGCGACCGCCAACATCGGCGCCCACCTCGTAGCGAACCTCGCGCAGTCCGTGCTTGGCAAGATGCGCGAGGTCTACTTCCCCGAGGACGGTCCGTTCCGCCGCAGCTTCTACCCGAAGCACCTCGACTTCTTCGAGGCGACGACGGACTACAAGGTGCTGTCCCTGTTCGGGGGCAACCGCTGCATCACGCCGTGGACTCCGGTTGAAACGGGTCACGCCACGCGCCGCTGCGAAGAATTGATCGGCGAGACGCGCTTTGATGTGCGCTCGTGGGACGGTGCGACTCGATGTACCAGGCCAGCGCAGGGGCTATTCCTGAAGGCGCTAGAGCCAGCGTTTCGCGTATATCTGGACAACGGGCAATCCTTTGACTGCACCCGTAGGCACCGGGTATTGCTCGCCTCGGGGACGTGGCATAGCCTCGACCAGCTAGTTCGCTCCTCAAGTGGTCTGCGTTCGACGCAAAGAGCTGAAGGTTCGATGGCCAGTTGTGGTACGGCCACGAGTCTCGATGGTCTACGACTTCCTCTGGATCAAGGTAGCGCCCTAGAACGATCTCCATCACCAGACGATGTTCGGTCACGACTCCGCGTGGCTTTCGGGCATGCGGATGCAGAGGGCAATACACCGTCACGTAGCCATGCTTGTCGAGACTTCGGCCTCCGTTCCACGACGGATGATCCGCAGCACATCGCGGCCCTGTGCGCGCAGTTTGAAGACCCCACTCCTTCGCTCGACGCCAGATGGTCTGCTCAGACACGCCGAGGGCTTCGGCAATTTGCGCTTGAGTGCGCCCTTGATCCAGCAGCGCAGCGAGCGCTTGCCGGTCAATGGTTCGGTAGCGGTAGTGCTTCTCTTGCTGGATGGACGGACGAGGGCTGGTGCTATACGCCGGCATCGCATGCTCCGTTGTTTGGCGGTAATCGAATCGTAGCAATCGTGCCAATGGGTGTACAGCCCATCCTCGACTTCACGGTGCCTGGAACGCACTGCTACGAGTCGGGCGGCGTGATGCACCACAACACCGGCAAGAGTTTCGCGCCGTGCTACGCCATCGCGTGCTGGGTCTCGGGCGATTACCCGGAATGGTGGAACGGGCGCCGCTTCACCAAGCCCATGCGAATCTGGGTCGTCGGCGAGACCGGCACGCTCGTCCGCAACAACCTGCAACGCTACCTCATCGGCAACAAGGGCAGCGAGGGTGTGGGCTCCCTGTTCGGTGCCAGCGAGATCGTCCACGTCTCGTGGCAGTCGAAGCCTGAGGGCTTGGCCGAGCGCGCGATCATCCGCGGCAAGTACGGCGACTCGATCATCGAGTTCAAGTCCTACGACATGGAGCGCCGCCGCTTCGCCTCGGACGTGGCGGACGTGATCCTCCTCGACGAGGAAGCGCCGGCCGGCATCTTCTCCGAGTGCCTGACCCGTACGGGCACTACGCGGGGGCTCGTCATCAACGCCTTCACAGCCCTCAAGGGCGTCACGCCGCTCGTCGCGATGCTGCTTCCGCAGTTCGCGGGTCAGGACGAGGTGGACATGGAGGCGGTCAGCCGCTGGCACGCCTTCATCGGCTGGGACGACATCCCCGACGCCCAGCTCCCGATGGACGAGCGCCGCAAGCTCGAGGCATCGTATCTCCCCGGCGAGCGGCTGGCCCGCATCAAGGGCATTCCCTCGCTCGGCACGGGCCTCGTCTGGCCGGTGGCCGAGGACGACATCATCGTGCCCGCGTTCCGGGTGCCGTCCTCGTGGCCGCAGCTCATCACGCTTGACCCAGGCTGGGACCACGGCACCGGCGCGATGCGCTGGGCGCTCGATCAGGACGCGGGCGCGATCTACGGGATCGCCGACTACTGGAAGCGCCTCGAGACCGTGGCCGTCCACGCCGACGCCATCAACGCCTGGGGCGAGTGGCAGAACATCGCGATCGACTACGCCTCGGGCATGAACGTGGACGATGGCGAGTCGGTCAAGGCAAAATACCGGAGCAAGCTCAAGGGCAACGTGATCAACGCGCGCAAGAACCGCGAGGTCACGATCGGGCACCAGGACGTGTATGACCGTTTCGTCAACGGCCAGCTCTTCATCTTCGACACCTGCCGGAAGTGGGTGGGCCAGTTCCGCCAGTACGTGCGTGGCGAGAACGGCAAGATCGTGAAGCCGGCCGACCATCACTTCGAGCTGATGGACTGCACCCGCTACGCTTCCAACGGCATCGACCAGTTCAAGGTCATGCCGCCAGAGGCGATGCGTAACCGGGCCCGCGTCGCGCCGCACGAGGCGCGTACCGGACACACCGAAGTCCTCGACCAAGGATTCTTCTGATGGGCGGCGCCGCACTCTCCAATCCGCAGGGCGCTCCGGGCGCCGTTCCCGACGACCGCGAGCAGCAGCAGGGCTTGCAGAACCAGTCTGCGTTCGATCCCGATGCCTTGCAGGCGATCATCGAGTCGATCAACAGCGACCCGGCCTCGTTCGACCTTGCGCTGCTTGACCCGCTCCGAAAGCAGATCGAGAAGACGCCTGAGGTCCACGCCGATCCGAACTACGCGCTTGCCGCGAAGGCGCTCGATGCGATCGTCGGCGTCCAGCTCGACCGCCTGAATGACCTTGCGCGCAAGGCGCAGGAGCGGTTCTACGAGTGCGTCGATGACATGGGCCCGATCACGGAGAACATGATCAAGGACGAGCGCCAGTTCGAGGGCCATGATCGCGTCAAGGAGTCGAAGCGCTATCCGTCCGACGCACCCACGCGCGACGTGAACAACCCCGACCGCATCGTCCTCCATGCGACGCGGACGCGCACGATGAACTTCTCGGCGCGCCTCCTCGACATGCTGTTTCCGACCAACGACTATCCGGTCCGCATCGTCGCGCCGCCCGATCCGAAGCCGGAGGACTACCCCGGCTACCAGATCGAGCTGGAGAACGCCAAGCAGGCCTATGCAGCGCAGGTCTCGCAGTACCAGACAGCCGCGGCGTCGATCCAGCAGCAGGGCGGCGCACAGCCTCCGCAGCAGCCGCCGCCGTTCGTGCCGCCGTCGATCAAGGACTATGCCGACGAGTGCGCGAACCGGATGCAGTCCGCGATCTTCGCCCACTTCGACCGCATGAAGCTCCGCGAGAAGGCGGGCGACGTGCTCGACGCGACGTGCAAGGTCGGCTGGGGCATCCTCAACGGACCCTATCCCGACATCGAGTACAAGCGGAACTTCCGCTCGGGCGAGCTTGAGGTGACGCAGAACAAGGTGCCGGGCTGCGAGTCGGTGTCGCCGTTCCGCTTCTTCTACGACATGACGCCGAAGATGCGCCAGTCCTGCGCGACGTTCCAGCTCGAAATCTGGAACAAGCGCCAGCTCTCCGAGTTCAAGGCGTACCCGAACGTCATCGTGTCGAACGTGGACCGGCTCCTCGACAAGGAGAAGCCGTCGCTGCCGCCGAAGGTGACGGAGGCGATTACCAAGCGGAACGAGAACACCGGCCTCTGCGAGCCGACGACCAACGTCTGGGCGGTGATCAAGGCCAACCTGATCCTGACGCCAGACGAGTACCAGCGCATCACCGGCGCCGAGTGGACGAGCCCGGACATGCCGCTCGTCGAGCTATGGTTCGGCGACGACGGGCTCCCGCTCAAGTTCAAGCTGACGCCGCTGGAGCACGACTGGCAGCCGCCCTACTACACGATGAGCTTGTTCCGAAAGGACGACACGGCCGTCGGTTATTCCGTGCCGACGATGGCGCGCGCGGGGCAGTCGTTCGTCAACGGCTCTGTGAACGCGCTGACCGCCAACGCCGCGGCAAGCTCTGGCCCGATCCTCATTACCAAGCGCGGCAAGATCGTGCCGAACAAGGAGGAGTGGCGCATCCGCGGCCTCCTCTGCCTCAACTCGCTCGACGAGGACGCGCCGGTCGGCGACGCGCTGACCAGTATCACCGTGCAGGCGAACATCGACGGCAACCTCGCGATGCTCGACACGGCGCTGAAGCTGCTCGATCAGGACACGAACTATGAGCAGATTCTTGGCGGCAACCTCGCCGGTGAGACGATCGCGGCGTCCAGCCTCGCGCAGCTCGTGAACCTCGCATCGGTGTTCCAGCGGAAGATCGCGCGGAACTGCGACAACGACCTGATGGGCCCGTTCACCGAGCGGTGCGTCTGGTTCGAGAACCTTTACGGCGACGACGTGACGGTCAAGGGGCCGCACGTCGTTCAGGGCATCGCCTCGACGCAGATGGTCTCGAAGGACATCACGACGCAGCACTTGCAGGCGCTCACCAAGCTCTGCGAGATGCCGGACTACAAGGCCTACGCCGACAAGTACAGCCTATTCCGTGCCAACGTCCGCATGCTCGACATCCCCGAAAAGGACGAGATCGTTCTGCCGCGCGACAAGGCCATGGCGAACGAGCAGCAGATGGCGGCGGCGCAGGTCGATCCGAAGATCGAGGAGATCAAGTCCCGCGAGCGCATCGAGATGGCGAAGCTCCAGCAGGACGCCCAGATCGCGATCATGGAGATGAAGACGCGCATCGAGGAGAAGCAGTTGACGCTTCAGGCCGATCTCGTCGCGCTCCAGACCAAGAAAGAGGTGGACGTGACGAAGATCATGGCGGACGTCCGCGCCTCGACGCAGGACTCGCTCGACAAGCGGTTCTCGGACACGCTCGACGCGACGCTCAAGGCCAACCTGGAGCGGATGCGCGCGACCGAGACGCCTTCGCCGTACTCGAAAAAGGACTGATCCGTGGCCGACGACGCCCGCGAAGCCCTTCTGGAAGCGATCGACCCCTATTCGCCCTCGTGGAAGGCGTTGGAGGCCTACTGCGAGACGCGCCGGATGAGTATCGCGCTCGGATTGCTGTCCGCGGGCTCCGAATCCGTCGAAACCGCGCGCGGCAAGGCGCGAATCCTCGCCGACCTGATCGATCTCGGCGCAGAAAAGCGTGCTGCACTGCAAAATCTGAAGGGAGAACCGCCCGATGGCGACTGAAAACCGCGAAAACGACCGTCCCGAGACCGAAGAAGACCGCTTTGCCGCCGCCGTCGAGGCCGAACGGGTCGCGAAGGAGCAGGCGAAGGCCGAAAAACCGGCTCCGGCCGCGGAAGCGCGCACCGATACGGCCGCAGCGCCGACCGAAGGCCAGCCGCAGCGCCCGAGGGACGAATCCGGCCGCTTTGCGCCGACGCCGCCGCCGTTCGAGGGCTACGACAAGCTCGATCCGAAGGCCCGCGAGTACGTCGATCGCCTCCGCGGCGACCACGACGGCTTGCGTCGCAAGCTGATTCGGTCGCAGAATGACATCCGGGACCGCGACAAGGCGCTCCGCGAGTATGCGTCTGGCACGCGCAAGCCTGCCACGCAAGGCGCGAGAGCGACCGAGGCGCCGGTCGCAAGCCGCAACAACCCCACGCCGACCCCGCAGCAGCAGCAGGCGGACACGAAGGCTTGGGAGGCCTACCGGGCCCAGTACCCGGACGATGCGAAGGCGTTCGAGGAGCTCGTCAAGGCTCGCGAAGCCGAGCTCGGCCGGAAACTCTCGGAAGTCGAACAGCGCCTCGCGCGCATCGACGAGATCGAGAGCAAGCTGAGCACGGTATCCGATGTCGCCGCGCGCTACGAAGCCCGCGAGCAGGAAAGCGTAAAGGCCGAAGGCCGGGGTTACTTCGATCAGGCGGCTCCCAACTGGGAGTATCTCGCCGGATGGAAGGACGAACAGGGACGCCCCGTCCCACGGGAAGAACAGGCCTACGCGCCAGACTTCCAGGCATGGTTGGACGCGATCCGCGACCACTCTCCGAGTGTGGCGGACATGTACGAAGCCCAGCTCGAGCACCACGATCCGCGCATCGTCGCGAAGGTGTGGCAGGACTTCAACCGCGACTACCACGAAGCCACGGGTGCCCCGCATCCGATGCTGCAACGCCGAAACGGCAACGAGGAGACCCGGCCACGCGCCCCGGAGAACCCCGTGCAGCAACGACGCGAAGCCGCCCGCAACGATGTTAACCCGCGCCCCTCCGGCTCTGCCGGCGGCGGACGGGTGAACCCGGTGCCGAACGATCGCAGGTACTCTCCGCGCAGCGCGGAGGAGGAAGCCTTCGCGGCGGCGGTGTCCGGGGACAACATGCAACGCTGGCGCGGTCTCCGAACGTAAGGAACTGACCCATGGCTGTTGCCAATTACGCCCAACAGAATTGGCCCAATGCGAGTGCGAACCCGCAGTATCTCGCCCTCAAGGAACTGCTCGAAACGGCTCCGGCCTACGAGTGCATCAACACCGCATTCGACGAGCGCACCTTGCAGCGGCAGATGGGCGCCAACATCAACATGCGCCGGTACTTCACGCCGGCCGTGGACGCGACCCCTGCGCCGGAAGGCACGCAGAAGGAACCGCGCGATCTCCTCTACGAGGATTTCGTCGGCACCATGCTGCGCTACACCGAGCGGTTCCAGGTCACGCGCTACGACTACGACCTCAACCCCTACGACGCGGTGAAGGCGGCACAGGATCGTCTGCGCCAGCTCATCATCTCGACGCGCGAGCGCGTGAAGTGGAACGCCGGCCTCACCTTCACGAACCAGATCTTCAACTCGACGGCCGTCGGCGGGGTGAACCAGGTCAACGGCCCGCTCCAGCCCGGCCGCGTGCAGGTGATCGTCCGCTCGATCCTGAACGCCAAGGGCATGGTCTTCGACCAGACGGTTCCTGGTGTGAACAAGGAAGGCACGTCGCCGACGGAAGCCTGCCTCAACTTCTACGGTCACACCGACCTCCAGCCCGACTGGCGTGCGTTCCCGGACTTCCAGACGGCGGCTGAAACCCCGTCCGGCAAGCCCAAGCACCTCTGCCACTTCGGCAACTGGCAGAACGTCTGCGTCTACACGACCCCGGAAGCCCTCGTGCTGAAGGGTGCTGGCGCCGCCACGACGACGATGATCAACACGGCGGGCGTCGCGGACGTGTACGTCTGCTACCTCGTCGCGCAGCACGCCTTTACCGGCGTGAAGCTCTCCGGCGACGGCAAGGAGGGTTTCGGCAACCTCGGCATCCGTGTGCTCGACCAGCCCGACAAGTACGACCCGAACAACAACTGGGTCGATATCGTGGCGAGCTGGTACGACCTCGCGATGGTCACGTCGAATGACTGGGGCTGGCGCTACTACGTCGCCGCCACCCTGAACCCGTAAGGAGACGACGACCATGGCAATTTCCTACAACAGCGCAGCCTACAAGCAGCTCCCGCAGTCGCCGAGCCGCTACGAGTTCGACGGCGTGTTCCCCCGCATCGCGGGCACCCGCTTCGTCCAGCCGTTCTACTACAACGTTCCGATCGGCACGGTCACGGGTGACAAGGGCTATCTCTGGGAGTCCCGCGAGAACTTCGCGGTCGCCTCCCCGCAGATCAGCGGCCTTCGCGTCCGCCGGCTCGTCATCACGTCGTCCGCCAACGCGGGTGGCTCGATGACGTTCAACCTCGGCTTCCTGACCGCCGGCGCATCGGCGTTCGGTGCGGCCCTGACGACGATCCAGTCGGCGACGACGCTCGACGTGACCATTGCGACGATCCAGGCCTCGCCGACGATCATCGCGGCGGACATCCTCGCGATGTCGTTCGTCGCGGCGGGACCGACCACGACGGCCTGCCTCGTGACGGGCTGGGTCGAGTTCGACGTGGTTGCCCCGACCGGCCCGTAAGCCGTACCGCAGTACCCGGAGGGGGCCATCCCGGCCCCCTCTTTCTGAAGGGAGAAGGCAATGCCGAAGACGGCCGCAAAGCCCGAAGGCGACACGAAGTTCAACCTCGCTGCGCTGCGTAAGTCGGGATTCGCCGACGCGCCGCGCGCCCATCTTCTGAAGGCCTACGCGCTCCTCGCGGGCGACGAGGCCGACGAGCACCAGTCCGACGACGAGCTGGCCGCCGAGTGCCGGC